TCACTGTTTCAACGGTATGCGCACGTAGATAACGCCCTGGTAGCCGGAGCCGCCGTTATTAGCAAAAGCGTCCTTCCAATTTAGCCCTCTGCCTCCGCCGCCGCTTCCGTAAAAACTTGCGTTTCCACCATCCCAGCTATATCCATTGATAGTTTTTCCGCCGTATCCCCCGCCGAGCAATCCACCGGGAACTTGGATCGGAACAACCTGGTACTGTGTGCCAGAGCCATCAGAACCGTTCGACCCTCCGCTTCCAGCCCTATTGTAGTCTCCACCATCACCATATTCAAATGATCCGCCGCTTCCTCCGGCGCAATGCGGTTTTCCGGCGAAATACGTTGTATCTCCGAACGGATATGTAGTTACTCCTGCACCTGTTCCTTTGGGGCTATTCCACGGATAACCGCCCTGACCACCACCTGATCCACCATTTGCTCCCGTTGCACCGTTTGCAGTAATTCCACCAAAACTACTTGCCCCGGATGCTGCGCCAACAGTTGCGACAGTATTTTGTATGGATTGATTATATGCGGAATTTACATACCCGCCGCCACCGCCATGAGTAGCTGTATCGCTAGGAGTTCCTCCTCCACGCGCCCCACCGCCGCACAGCCACACATCCGCCTTTACTTCGGCCGAAATAGACAGCGTGCCGGAGCTTATCAGCGTCAGCAGCCGGTATTGCTTTCCGTCCCCCATTGTGACGATTTCGTCCGTCATGTTGCCGGTATAGGCAATGGCGAGCGCGGAAACGTCAACCGCCGCAAGCGCTGCCGCTGCAAGCCGCCTACGTACTGACATCCAATAGCTCATTCGGTCGTCACCTCCGCACATATCACCACGCCATCCTTGATTGACATCTCATAGGTTTTAGACGCTTCAAAGGTCGGCGCACCGCCCACATATTTCGTTCCGGATGGAAATGTCACCGTGATGCTGCTGCCCGTGGTGAATTTCAGCCAGCAGTCAAAGTTCCCGGATGGGAAGGTCAGCGTAAGCGATGTCACAGCGGAAGTAAAACGGTATTCAGTGTTGTCCGCTAGGGTTAGGTTTACGGTGCCGCCCGCCGGTATGAGCCTTGATACCGCTGCCTGCGCACCGATGCTCGCCGGGGTGTGGGTATGGGAAGATGATGCCGCACCGATGGATGCAGGCGTATGAGTGTGCGTTTTTGCCGCAAACAAATTCCCGAGCGCTGTCTTTATGGTACTCCACAGAATCTTTTTGTGTTTTCCAGAAGCCGTTGCGTAAAGTGGGATTGCATCTTGATCTGCAATGGTTGATTGCGATTCAAGTCCGTTTGTCGGTTGCTGGTAATCACTGCCCGGCGTTGCCACAGAAACGCCATTTGAAACTCCCTTAAGTATCCCGGATAGCGTTGTGTATGTCTCGCTGCTTACCTCGTTTGGGCCAGCTGCGCCCGCAGGGCCTTGGATTCCCTGAATACCTTGCGGGCCTTGGATTCCCTGTTCGCCTTGCGGCCCCGTTGCGCCCGTAGGCCCTTGCGGCCCTGTTGCACCTGTAGGACCTGCTGGGCCAATTGGGCCTTGCAGTGCGCCGACACTCACCCAGTCCCCCACATCTACGTCCCATATGTATATCACATTCGATTCGCTTGTGCCGACCGCCCATGCGTCCCCGGATTCACCTGTTGCATGCGCCGCTTTTAGTGCGGAAAGTGTTGCGTATATCCCTTTTACGATAAAACTAGCTCCGTCTGCCCCTCTTGGACCTGTAGGTCCTTGCGGCCCCGTTGCACCTGTAGGCCCTGCTGGGCCTTGCGGCCCCGTTGCACCTGTTGCGCCCTGCCTACCTTGAATCCCCTGAACGCCCTGCGGGCCTATGATCGACCTTCTAGCCGGTACAGTCGCATTCGTTTGAATCGACCATGATATTTCTCCCTCGCTGCTGATCTCGGGCACAAGCACTGGCCCGGTCGCGCCTGTTGCGCCTTTTTCGCCCGTCGCGCCCGTTGCGCCTGTTGCGCCTGTGTCCCCCTTGTCACCCTTATCACCTTTGAGCGCCGTTATTACGGTTGTTCCGTCCTCATCCTTCACCGTTCCCGACATAAAGCGCAGTCTTGAACGCTGTGTTACTGCGTTCCCTTGCGCGTCCTCGATCACATGCCCCGAAGATGCCGTGCTCTGCCATGTGTTCCCGTCCAGCGTTACTTCGATCTTTCCGTCGCTGTCCAGCCTGATTCCTTTTATGTTTGAAGAACCAGGATAATCATTGAACTTTGACAGAAGAGCGGCTAACTGTGATGCTACTGTTCCGGATGGAATGCTGCCAATCGCACCGTTTCCAACGTTGCCCGCGCCCCCCTCCCCCACAAGCTCATCTACCACGGCGTTGAAGGCGGTTTTTATTTGATTGCTGTTTGAATCAAAGATTGCCTTCATCTCCGCTGCCGTGCGCTGGGGCTGGTCTGCTTCGTTTACAACGGGGTTCGTCCACGAGCCTATCTTCTTGTCCGTGATTGCCATTGTCTTCTCCTTTCATGTAAAAGGGGGAGGTTTCCCTCCCCTTTAATACCTTGCTTCCAGAACGGCTTCGATCTCTGAATCCGTCAGCTTCAGCTTGCTCAGATACTTTCTAAGGTCTGCTTTTGTGTATTTCCTGCCATCCATCCACTGTTCGATAAGAAGCGCATTGGTTTCCGAAATTCCGGCGGCAACATAGGCTTTCCCGCGCTTGTACGCCGAGCCTGACGTTTTTCCAAGCTTAAACGTAAACCATGATGTGTAATCCCGCGTCTTTCCCCCGGTAAGCGCTTCGTCGAGCTGTCGCTTCTGTGCCGGGGTCATATCGTCGTCGTTCATGATGTTGTTTCGCAGCGCTTCCTGCCTGCTCCCCGGAATTATCTCTCCGTTTATGTCCTTTGTAGGTTCAAGCTCATCATACATTTTGTGATATTCCATGTATTTCTCTTGGCTACCGCCCGACGCTTTGAATAGCTTGTACCCGGATTGAGCGGAATCACTAAGCTGCGATACATAGAAAGAAGCGTCCGATGAATAATCAGCTGGTGTGTTGTTGCTCGAAATAAGCGAACGATCTATAAGCTGCTTTTCCTCGGCGGTAAGCGTTGAATCGCTGAGCAACATATCGCGCTTCTGCTCTTTAACACCTATCTCATTCCCTTCACTATCAGTATAAGACTTTAGACCAGAGAATTTTCGCGCCCACTTCTCAACAAGCACAGCCTCGGCTTCTGTAAGCCCTTTATTGATGTTTTCCGTGAAGCGTTCATATGGGTCATCGTTCGGTATGAATATCCCACCTGCGTGAGTTGTGGATATTTCAAACCTATCCCTGCTGGTGTAATCCGCCGGGGTTTGTTCATCACTGCAAAGTATGTCTTTGTCAATTGCCTGTTTCTGTTCAGGCGTTAGCTCCGTATCGTTGAATAGAATTTCACGGAACTGTTGCTTTTTGCTCTTTTCTGTATTTCCTTCTGCATCCTTTATCGGATCTAGAGCCTTGTATTCATTTAAGAGCACCAAGAAATAAGCCCCGTCAACACCGTTCGCAATGGCGTTCTTGTATGCCTTTGTATGATCTGCGCTCAATGGCTTAAATCCGCCTGCAACATAGTCACGAGCACCATCCAAAGCCCATTTTCCGAACAATCCACCTTTGATGTAGTTTTCTGCGTTCTTGTCTACACGGAATTGAAGCTGCTCCTCTCCGTCCTTGTTCGTTTTGTAGCTGCCACCCTGAATAACGGTAGATAATCCTTGCGCGGTTCTGACAATCTGTTTTCCGCCATAAGGGAAGAATGCGGCCAAAGCATTCGCCTTATCCCATCCCGTTGCGTTTTTATCAAATAAGAATGTCTTTGCGAGGTCTGCAACCGCATTTGTGCCCATCATTCCTGTGCCGTACCGAGAAGGGTTACCATCTTCGCCGAATATGGATTTCGCTGTTTCGGTATCCATCAACAACGGAGTGTATGCAGACGCGAACGGAAGGCCGCCCATAATTGTCGCTGTTGTTTCTCTGCCTAAACGCTTTAGGACTGTATCGTCCTCATCTTCATCATCTCCGCCTGTCAGCGCAGCGAAAAGCGCGCCAAAGAAATCAAAACCAAGCGCGGAATCTCCGAACATTGCTTTAAACAATGAGTTTATTGCAAATGCAGATATCTCATACGAAACAAGCCCTGCGGCAGCCCGCGCCCTTTGCTCCATTGTTGAACCTTTTCCGAGCAATGTTCCTACATTCTCTACAAATGCATGATACTGATTCACAACTTCGGTTTGGAATGGAGCCAAGGCATCAACAACAGTTGATTTTATTGTGATTGGCTGTTCGCCAACGCCACGCCCGGCAACGCTCTTTCGCGTTATATCATCTGCAAAATCGATAGCATTTTCATATGTTCTTGAATAGCTCGCGTTCAGCTTTTCTAAACCTCCGGGAGTTTTAGACGCTTCATCATACTTTGCAAACGCTGTCCACCATATAAGTTTATCGGCAGCATTTTGCCCGATTAAAAGCATTTTTGCCTGCGCGTTCTTCACTTTACGCGATGCCGTGTAATTTAATATGTCGTTTGGCGTAAGCATATCTCTTTGTGATAAGAAATTGCTTCTGGACATAACATCGGCATAATCAGCTTTTCCGCTCATTGCATTTGCAATATACCTGCCGCCGCGAACCCAATCAAGCGGATTTGGGATATAATGCTTCGCGTTTGCGACTGCGGATGGCTGAATCAGCGCACTCCTGAAGTTGTTCAAAAGCGTGGAACTCCTGACAAGTGAATTTAGCTTTTTAACGCCATTCATGACATTTCGTCCAACTATATCCTGCACGCCTCTATCAAGCGGGCTTGTCTTGCCAGTAAGCATATTGTTCCAGTCATCGAGCCATTTAATAAACGAATTTGCATTGCGGCTTGTATCACCAGCCTTATCGATCTTATCCGCTGCAGAACGAAGGATATTTGTTATATCTCGGATGTTTGATGTGTATTCATCAAACGCAAGCATATAATCTGCAATCCCTATGTATTCAGCCATAGATTCAAAAGAATTTAGCTTATATGCACCTCCTTTCCTGTGTTCCATGATTCCTTGGAACCTTACGCGCGGCTTTGTGTTATCCGATACACCTACCATTCCGGGCGCTATATCGTTTTTGCCAAGTATGGAGTCTATCAACCTGTCTATTGTTCTTGCAACAACGGTTGCGGTGTTACTGTCAGACACTTTTCCAGCTACCGTTTCGCCAACGATAGATTTCGAGCCAATAAGGGAAAGAATACCCGAATCAAAAGCACCTACATGGTGATAATAATTCTTAAGAGGTTCAATCTTTCGCTGATGAAGCGGCTCGCCATTCCTTATTTCCTCATCCAATCTTGCAGCCCTGAATTTAGCATCTTCTAATTTCTGCTGCGCGTTTTCATACTCTCTCTTAAATGCGTTTATCCGTTTTGCGTCATTGTCTATACTGCTTTGCAGCTTTTCAAATGACAGTGTATCGGTTCTTTTTTTAGAATTTGCCGCATCGCGCTTTGACGCTATGTCATTCTCAATAGATGATATCGTTTGCTCTATTCTGCTTATTTTATCAGTGTATAGTGCAACGCTTTCCCTTGCGCTTTCAAGCTCCTGCTGTGCACGCTTCATCATCTCAGGGTATATGCGCTCACGCATTTCGTTTATTCTATCGAGGTATGAATCATACAAAGCCCTATCTTGCTCTGCAACTTCCGATAGCTTTTCCCACTTTTCCGGGAACTCTCTCTTTAAGTCCTCTAAGCCATATTCAACCCAGCTGCCATCGCTGTCGATATAGCCTTTTTCGCCATACTTCATAATGGCGGAAAGCTCTCTCTTGTTTTTCAGATCAACGCCGGCAGCTATGTACCTATCCCTCAATTCGGTTAAATCGCGCGTCTGCATCCTTCCATGATTGCCTGACGCAGTATTGAAATCCCTCTCGATTAGGTTGTACAAAGCATTTCTCAAATCAAGGTTTTTACCAGATACAGAATTAAGAACCCTGCTCATATCTTTGTTGTGCAGTCCTTTCTTGTTCTGTAATTCGCTTACAATCGCAAATATATCATCCGGGGTATAGTCCTCAATTCGCTTGTCAGCAAGAGCTTTGTAATCCTCAGCAGTATATACTCTTTCGGGAGAGTAGGTATAGTTGGAAACATCCCTCTTTAATTTCCTTATTTTTTCCACAATGGTTAGTGGATTAGTATTTACTGCTTGTTCTTGCTGAATCTGCGGCGCGGATTCATTCCGAACCGTATCAACCTGTGCGCTTTGATCAACGCTTTCCGCGTTATGGTTTATTTGTTGTGCGGTTTTCCCAGGAATATCCTGCTGTGCGTTGGTGTTTTGGGGCTGCGTGTTGACATTTCTTAGTTCGTTGAGTAAACTTATTAAAGAAGGCATACCTGCGCCGCCGGAGGTGCCACTTGTAGTGGTTCCGGTCTTGAACGGCGCATGTGTGTCTTTTCCATTACTCGCAAGCACTTCGTGTAAGTAGAACCTTTGGTTATCTTGCGGTCGGATTAAAACAACTCCTTCATAATATGGCTCTCCTTTAATCGTGACGGGGGCAGCGAGAACAACAGTATCATAACCTCTGCCCTTCCAGTTTTTTTGATAATCAATGATTTTTCCATTCTGTATTACATCTGGGACCGCCTTGAATGCTATAGCCTTGTTTCTCCCCAATCCATGCGAAACGGAGTCTTTAACACCTCTTCGATCAATCACTACATCTCCAAGTATGGAGTTCGTAACCTTGTTCCCTATAGAATTAAAAAATTCTGCAACTTGGTCAAAAATTCCAACCGTCCCTTTTGCAAACTCGCTTCCATCCATTTCCGTGACAGGATTCATTTCAGAAACTTCATTTTTGTTCCTTTTAATTACATCATAATCAATCCGGTCAAGTTGATTGATAGATGCCGTTGCAACGCCTGTATTTGCCGTTGTTTGCTGTGTGGTTGGAGTATTTACCGTATCCGTGCCTGGATCCTGTACAAGCTGATTTGAACCGACTAATGCGCCGTAGATATTCTGGGTTGCCGCTCGTTCTCTTACCTTTGCGGTTTCTGTCCGTACCGCTCCCGCTAAATCCCTAACCGTATTCGGGGATTCCATCACGCCAGATGTCAATGCGCCGAGCATGAATGAATACACCGCATCGGGGTTGAGAAGGTCAACTTGATTGCTCTCGTTGAAAATCAGATTGCGGTAAATCGGCTCAAGGATTTCCTGCAAGTATTCTTCCGTACCTTCACCAGCCATCTTGATTACCGAGTTTGCCGCAACCTTCAATAGTGCGTTGTCGATGTTTTGTATTGCCTTTGCCGCAATACCACCAGTAAACTTACCACCAAGCTTGGAGATACCGCCAAGGAGATACTGCAACGCACCTTCGGATGCGCCGACCAGTATACCGTATTTTGTTGCCTGTTCGTTGGAGTAGCCTTGCCGGAGTGCTTGCATCTTTGCGTTACCTGCCGCACTCACGCCCATCGCCGCAGAACCTACTCCGCCCGATAATGCACCGAGCAAGAGAGAAGGCGCCATGTTTCCTGCCGTGTTCGCAATGTCAAATCCAACCTGCCCAAGACTTGAGCCGCCCATGAATTCCGGGAGCCTTGCACCACTATTAGCAAGATTCTCCCTTACCATTGCAGAGCCGTATTCGTGAATCGGTGTGGCTGTTGCTTCATCTCTGAACAGGTCTACAACGCCAGTTCCCGCCCTTGCAAGTCCAGCGCCGAATCCGTATTCCATGCCTTTAAGCACATTATTACCTACTGCGGCGGCATCTCCCTGCGCCACTCTGTAATTCAAGGATTCTTTAATATCGTCAATATACTGGTCTGCCGCTTCCTTGCCCTGTGTTGAATAGATATAGTTATACAGCGCAATCTCATCTTCCGTCATCTTGGACAGGCCGGTATAAACAGAGTAATCCCTGTTTTCCGCGAAAGGCTGTACAAGTTTGGAAGCAAATTCAATCCCTTCCCTATATCTTCCGATGTTGTTGATAAAGTTATACTTTGAATCACCGTTCGCCCATGTGGAAGGGTCTGTCACGCTGAAAGGCTTGTTTGCTACAGCTTTTGATTTCTCCGCGAAATCTGCGCTATTCCTTGCCGCTTCGTATCCTGCGAAACGCTGTAGCATCTCAGCATCACGGAGATTCTTTTCAAGCTGTTCAGCCCTTGCTTCGAGTGCTTCGTATTCTTCCTTGGTGCGCTTGTTGCTCTGCGCAAGTTCGGAATCATCGCCTTGTACGCGCCGAACAATCGAATCGCTTCTCGTAGCACCTGAATAGTATTTATTTCTATCTTTCAGATCTGCATTGAGCGCATCAAGTTCCGCTTTCATCTTTGCAGTATCCGCATTGTTCAGATAGTCATACCGCAACACTCTGTCGGAAAACGCATTGAAATCGTTCCCACGTCCGCTGCGGTTTAGCGCATCCTGCGCAAGCGTGGCAGGAATATAGGTATTGTACAAACGGTTCGCGTATTCCTGCTGCCGCTGTCTGTCCAATATCCGCTGTCCGAACTGCGCCGGAATATATACGTCGTTTTGCGGCTGTTGCTGATATTTCAAAGGCTGTTGCGGTTTGGATTTATAGTTTTCATATGCCGCCCTGCTACTCTCATACAGCGTTTTCTCGTTCTGCTTTACGATCTCGTTCTGTGCTTTCCGCTTGGCTTCATATTCAAGGTAATCATCTAAGGATATGTACGCCATATATCCCCCTTATTTTTTCGTCTGATTTTTTACCATCATAGACGGCTTTGTAAACCCTGTAGACAGAATCTTGGAATAACTGTTCAGTATGTCTTTCTGATACTGTGGGAGGTTCATTCCTGCAATTTCAGAGGACATATCTTTACTTGTAGCGCCCTGTTTGGAAATCGTTTCGATGTAATTCTTCATGGATGCATATGTCTGCATTGCCGTTGTGGTTTTTTTAGATGAACTTCTGGAACCACCGGACACGCCGGACGAACTTCCGCCCATTCCACCGTACATATCGGCATACATCTTTGCAAGCGCCATCTGATTTTCAAACGCCTGTTGTGCTGCCGCCTGTTCTGCGTTCGCTTTTGCAATCAGCATATCGGCCATCCATTTGGCATACTCTACATCCCTTGTATATCCCGCTTGCAGAAGCTCAAGTGCAAGATTATCCCTTTCGGCCTGTTCCTGTCGCGTTGCGGAATTTATGTCATTCCGCATGCCGATGTCCTGATTCACCCTTGAGGTTTCAGACACGCCCGAAACAGGGGACTTGTACATGTTTCCGGCAAGTCCCAATGAAGCCATAACTTCATTGTTACCGATTGCGTTCAGCCTTGCATTGGTGTAAGCATTCGACCGAACCGCGTTATACTGGTCTGACAGTTTTGCCGCCTGTGCGTCAATCCCTGCTTTCTGCGAATTGTACGCCGCATCGAGCGCCGCTTTATACTGCTCGGCGCTTCTGTCATATGCAGCTCCAATATCGTAAGAGGGAATGGAGGGCATAGAGAAGCTGGAAGAACCATACATAGAGCCTCCGGACACGCCGGCAGGGGATGACCATATAGAGCCGCCTGTATTGCCGCCTGTGGCTAAATACGAATCATATGCCGCCTGCGTATTCTTCCCCCATATGCCATCCGCGCCAGTATTTCCTACGTTATATCCGGCTTGCGTCAATTGTTTCTGAATCGCCCTTACTTGATCTGCGCTTGTAACGCCCTGCGGCGGCGTGTAGCCGGAAGTGTAATAACTTGCCATAACAATCCCCCTATTTCACGTAATTTCCAACGGTATATTGCACCTCTGCGCCGTATACGCCGAAGCCCTCATTCACGGCATCGTTCTCAAAGATCAACTGCAATGAGATAAACTTCTTAACCTTTGTATTGAACGGCTTCACTTGCGGTATGTCCAACGTATTGAATGTGAATCGTTCAAAATCTATGTCTGAAAAGTCGAATATGTCCATGTTACTGGAACGTATCAGGTGTTCATGCGCTCTATCCGTTGCCACATAGATTTTCACGCTTGAACGGCTATAGGGCTTTATCATAACGCCAGAACCCTTCTTCACAAGTGTCTTGCGTCTTGTGAACGTGCCGAATGTGTCATACTTGGTTGACCATCGCGCTACAATCGGCTGTCCGTCATCGTTGAATCTGCTAACACCTGTTATGTCGGTATTGAACTTGCATACCCTGCCATCCTCTGTGCCGAAGTACAGCGCACCATCTATTTCAAGAAACGCGATTGCAGGAATGTTTGTCCAATAGTACCACTCATATGAATACTGCTCCGTGTTGGAATCGCCTGTTCTCTGCCTTGAATCCGCAACATAGCAATGACCATTCACACACAGAATGTAATATCCATTCCATACAACGGATACGGCCTTATCTAGCCCTTCCTCTTTTGTAAGCTTTGAGTTTACATAGAATGACCTATCTTGCAGAACCCTTTCTTGATTCACCGAGCTTGACGCGATAGCAAATACGCCCTCATTGGAAAGGAAAAGTGGATCGTCTCGTAGCGTTGAGAACGCCATCATGGATACTGCGCCGATTCCCTTTGCGCCCTGTTTGACAGGGAATATTACCTTGTTGTCATCGGTGAATGTTGCCGTGCGCAAGAACAATTCCGCATCCTGCTCATTGCTGTTCTTGATGATTGTCATGGTGTCATACTGCTTGATATATCCCATGACTGCGGAAGTGTCCGCGCCTATCTTTGTGTACCCTGTATCAGGGAAATATGTCGGGTCATCAAGCCCCGATTGCCAGTCCCAATTCTGATATTCTGGATTGCCGGACAGAAAGAAACGGTTATCATTGTTGTATCCGTAGCTTGCCGCAATCGTGCATTTTTCTATCCTGCTTATGTATCCCGGCACATTCTTAGTGAATGCAATAACAACATTGTCAACGCCTCCGCCAGCCGCACTTTCCGCTGGTGCTTGCGTAAACGTAACAGTTCCATCTGATAGATTTACTGTGTAATCCGTTGTTTCTGCTTTTAGAACACCGTCAATCTTTACCGATTCTACGGAATCTATATTTTCGGAATCAAGCTTAAATACCGTGCTTGTTCCGTCACCGATCATGGAATTTATGCGTTTTCCCGTCAGCATGTTTACAGGCTCAAACGGTGTGCCTCCGCCTGTTGCTGGTGCGCCGATTACAGTTGTTGGAATAAACGCATGTTCGCTTACGGAAGTAACGCCTATCGTATTGCCTGTTTCAGTCGCCACAAGGTAGCTTGCGCCGTCTAAGATGTACAGTTTGCCGCCGTGTGAAAATGCCGTGCTTCGCGCGTTGTTCATGCTTTCATACACTACTTCAAACCCGATATCGGTAAAGGTGTACAGTTTAGTACCGCCGTGTACAATGTATTTCTCTGAGCCAGATTCAAACACGGCATAAAACAATCCGTTTATCGGCGATTCCACTGTAAACAGCGTGCGCCATCCAAGGCGCTTTTCTGGGAACCCGGCTAAGTCAGATATAAGGTTCTGGCACAGTGGAGAACGCGAATCGTTAACCAGTGTCGGGTCTGTCGAGAAGTCAACGCCCCTGAACTTTGAATATGATTTGTGGTATCTCTTTACATCAGATATGTTTCTAGGCGTAACGATAGACGGCACAATCATTCACCCCCATACACATCTACCACATCAACGAATACCAACCGCCTCGCTTCATTCAACGCAGATATATACTTTGCGCGATAGTTTTCCGCTTGAAAGTTGTCCATTGCTTCTTGGAAGAATTGCGCAGCTACGCCGTAAGGCAACGCAACGCGCGTTATGGAATCGGAATATATGATTTCATCCGATAGCGTTTCTATCTTTTGCGCAGTCTCAAGCGGTTCAATTCCCTTGAAAATACGTATCGAATTTTCAACTTCAAGGCATTCCTGCAACAGGAGGTTTAAAAACGGAACGGAATAACGCTTGCTTTCTGCGTCCTCTCCGTCAGCTTCATACAGAAACGCGCTTGCGGTTTCATAAATCCCTTGCCCTGTCATGCTTCCTCCTTACAGAAACATTGGGGGGCATTAGCCCCCCCCCAATAACGTGGTTTAAATTATACGCAAACGTGCGTGGTAACGTTGGATGTAAACTTGTTTCCAGATTCGTAAATAGCTACAGCCTTAATAACCGTTCCTGCCGTGGGGTTGGTGATGCCGGCGCTGTATTCGATACGGCTCGCGCTAAACCTCGGGTCGCTTCCGTCCGTGGTGTAATAAATCTTTGCGCTAGAGGTGGTGCTTGTGATGGTCGTGTTTGCAGACTTGGTTACAACAGGATCTGCACACTTGTTGCCGCTCGTTGTAACAACGATAACATCATCACACGCGCCGCCAACAACAAACGCATCATAGTTGAACCGGCCAAGCAGTACGGCACCGTTTACTGCCTCGGAATCGGTAACGATTCTGGTATCTCGAATCTTGAACGGGAAACCGACAGCGCGGGAATGGAACGCGATATGTTCCGCATTGGTCGGGAACCATGCAGCAGGCATTGCGATGATATTCAGCGTCCCGATCTTTCCGATTATGCCCTTCAAGATGAAGTTTTCACGCACGCCATCAACATACTGGAATTCATCGGATGTTTTAATCAGCTTTACATGTTCGTTCTTCACAACCACATAGCGGTCATCCAGCGGCGTGAAAGCGTCCATGAACTCCTTTTCAATGTCAAGCAGCATGGATATGATGTTGCTCTTGCTGATCGCGGCGCTATATTCAAGACATTTACCAGCTCCCCACGCCCACCGATTCAGCGCACGCTTGTCACCTGTAGGAACTACCTGTTCACGAAGCTGCATCTTCATGACGCGCCCCGCCTCCTTCACCATCATCTGCTCATTGTTGTTTCCCTTGTCAATAGCGATGCGGAAGGACTTGTCCTGCGTCATGCTGATCTCCTGATAGGAATCCTGAAGCTCAGACAGAGCACCATAGCGGTTCGTGGTGTTGGTGCGGTCGTAGTTATTAAGCGGCTGCGAAAGCAACGTGTAAATGCGGATGCTTTTCACGCCTACGAAATCATACGGTGCTTTCGCCTTGCCGGCAAGGAAGGATTCATGGGTGTGCGCCTGTGCAATTTTGTTGCTATACTTGGTTGCAAGATTGATACTCATTTTGTTTTTCCTTTCTTATCCGTCAAACCCCGCTAAAAAATCATCCACTTCCTGTTTGATGGCAGTGGATTCAACGGAACCTACGGATTTTTGTTTGTTTTTTGTGTTTTGCTCCTGCGATGTCAGTTTGTCCTCGAGTTCTTTTATCTTTTGTTCGCTCGCATCCAGTTTAAAACGGAGCATTGCTTCAATTGGTGTGCTGCCCTTTTCGATGTAGGCAATCACATCATTCGGCAATTCGTCCTTGTACTCCGGGAACTCGCGCAAGAAGTCAATCCATGGTTTTTGTTTCGCTTCCTCGCTCGCTTTCTTCCGTTCCGCTGCTGCTTCCTCGTTTTTTCGTGCCTTTTCAGCTGCACGCGATTTTGCCAATTCCTTGACTGCTTCATCCGGCATGTCGGGATACTTGTCGTGGATGGATTCAATCTCACGCTGTAATGTCATGGCCTTCTGTTGCTCTTCCACAAAGCCGACATACTCATCAATGTCCATGCCGCTTTCTTCCGCAAGCCTATGAATTAGCTCACTCGCCCGCGCGTCCACCCTCAACCCGTTGCGCTCGTTTAGGACCTTGTCATAGTTCATACCCTTCTGCGCCAACTCAACGGCTTTCTCAATCGTGATCTCCTGCTCCTTGCCGTTGTACTTGATTTTCAACGTCTGTGCAGGCTGTTCCGGTTTCGTTTCGGGTTCGGGTTGCGTTTCTTCAACTTCCGGTTCTTCCGAAGTGGTTTCCTCCGTTGCTTCCGGTTCGTCAAGAAACATGTCCTCGCCTGTGTCGGAAAAATTGGTGTATTCTTCCATGTGTTACTTCCTTTCTGCGCTATGGTTGGCGCAAATAAAAATCAGCCTTGCGGCTGTTTATAACATTGGTTGTTGCATGTTTTGCAACATCTGTTGTTCCTGCATCTGCTGTTCTTGCATGTCCTTTGCACGTCTTATCGATTCAAGTATCTTGTTCTTTCCTACGAGGTATTTGTTCGGTATCTGTTCAACAAACAACTCCGGGTCTTGGATGATACCCTTGTTCACAAGGTTGTCCAGCGTCTGCATCTGCGTGATTTCAGACCAGTACGCAGAAGAACCCACATCAACCTTTAACAGCATGTTCGCCCCGTCAAGCTGCCCGAAGTCAACGCGCATTTCAAAATACTCCGGAATTTCCCCGGTCATCGGATCGGGCGGGATGAACTTCGCCAGTGTGTCACCATCCTGAATCACAATTGACCGTGTTCCGTAGTTCGCACGCATCATATCAATGATGATTCGTACATAATCCTCGCACCAATCGAAAAATGCGCGCTTCTGCAAGTCCAAGGGTGCGCTTGAAGCCTGTTGCACCGCGATTATAGCAGATGTATTGTCAGGCCTGACATTTCCCAAGGCTGCATCAGATGCGCCCATAAAATCGCGTGTCATGTTTACGGTTGTTTCTATGATCTGCATGACCTGCGGTGACATGTCAGCGCCCCTGATTGCGGTTGCAATCGCGTCTGTGACACCGCCGCCGCGAACCGCTACTGCTTCGCCCACACGGTTTGACCAACGTTCAATCTTGGTCGCATCGTATACAACCTTCGGGAATGCGTTCATTTCTGCGGAACGTATGGCCATCGCATACATGCGGTTGATTGCTATCTGGTTCGGCACAAGCCCGGTTATGCTTGCCTGTCCGTGGTACGATGAACGAACGGTTTCCCAAGGCATCCATGCAATTGGATACAGCTTCAGCCCTGTATCCCATTTGTCGCGCACAATAGCGGTTTGCGTTGTCTTGATTGCGTTTACAATTCCGTTTTCCTTCCAGAATTTAATCAGAACCGTCACAAGTCCGCTATCGTCCCCTGCTTCGCCTTGGTTCGGGTCGCTGTCCGTTATGATGCTTTCAGCATCGCAGCCGTTCTGCTTCGATTCTTCTTTCGCTTCTTTCAGCGTCTTGCGCTGGGCAATGATGATATACGGCTGTTTCTGAACGTTGCACAGGTACGGATTGCCGAAGTAAACATTGATATTGTCTATCAGTTCAACGCGGATGTCCCCCTTCACATCCTGCCCGGTTTCGATGTCCGTATCATAGTACAGATACATGCATGCGTCACCATCTACCGATGCATTACGGATTGCGTCACGATGGAATGATTTAATTTTAGCCTGTTCTATAACCCGCTCCACTTCTTGCGCAAATATCGCTGCAAGCAGTGATTCATCCGGGTTCGGTCTGAACGGCTGAAACGATACGCCGATATCGTCCGATGTAATCATTGACGTTTGGTACGCGATAACACGTTTCATGATGTTCATGACCGGCTTCGGAAGATCGGGCGCGTTCAGTCCTTCCCACTGCCGCCCAAGAAAGAAATTGCGGTTTACGCGAACCGTTTCATACAAATCTATTGAATTGTTGTAATCAATCCCTTTTTCGTATTCCTTCCATATTTCATGCGGGTCTGTACGAATCATTCTTTATTCCTCCCGGTGTAGTTCATCATCCTTAGCCATTGTTCCTGATTGTCCGTTTCGGCCTCTGTCGGATTTACTTCATCCGTCAGATCACTGTGTTTCTTGTTCGGCGTTACGCCCCATATATGCGCAAGCACCGCGCCGCATGTGAAGCACACAATCAGCCCAACAACAGAAACAAAACACTCAAAAAAATCCATATTATCCACCGTAATCCAAAAAACTGTTAATCTGTGAATCGTATTCTTGCGGAACGATTACACGATGTTGCGGCCTGCCATCCAGCAAGTAGCGTAGACTGTCTGGCGCATGCGATATTTCATGCGGCTGTGTTGATACATCAGTAGGATTGTGTTCATCGTGTTGCAGCAACGGCAAATCATGAATCAATTTGCGGCATGTGCTGAATATCTGCAATCGTGGCCGCTTTTCGCCTGTTCCGTTGTCGATCGGACGCATCCAGTCTTTCAGCGACAACCAGCCGTCAATGCGGCTATTTCTAACCTGTGTTAAAATTAATCCCGCTTCCGCGAACATTTCAGCCTGCCCGCGCCCCGTTGCCCTGTTCCGCGCCCACATATCAGCCGGCGCGAACGTGTTAAGTACGGGTTCATTCGCTGACGCATCAAGAATCATCCGCGCAGCATCGGCAATGATAACATCTGGCTTGCACAATTCACGGTAGATGTATGCATTGCCCATTTCATCGAACGCACCCCACACAACCGCAAGCATGTCAAGACCGTAATCCAAAGCGCGGAAGCGCGACCAATGCGCCGGGATTTCAAACGGTTCGCATACATGCAATTCCCTGCGGAATTCCGTGAAATACTGACCGACAAATACATCCCAATCGCCATCAAGATACGCGCGGCGCAAGTCATCCGGCAACCCTTCCAGCGCTTCCACGTATTCCGGGTTTGCTTCAATCAGGGGTGCGTTATCGTATACCCTTGCGCGGATAAATTTATAGTTTGCTGGGTTTTCCTTTCCTTCGTACTGACCATCCACAAACAGCCGCTTCACCCATGAATGCCCAATGCCACCTGGGTTACACGTGAAGTACATGCGCGGCCTTCGTCCGCTGCGCGTGTCACGGTTACATGGAATCAGCAATTGCATCTGATCCTCCGTGAAATGCGTTGCTTCCTCCATGCCGATTATTCCGTATTCCTGACCCTGATATTGCAATATGTCCCCTTCGTGGGCTAGATACCCAGCCACAATGCGAGAACCATTTGGAAACGTAAACGTTTTTTCCGTTGCGTTGTATTTAGCTACCCCGTGCAGCATGGCGCGCATGGGCACTATGTGATTTTCCCGCAATTCCGGCAACGTGCGCCGGAGCAGAAGAATGTTTAAACCGGGATATTTCAATGCATTCAATACTAGCAATGTGCGCATGCCCCAGCTTTTACCGCCGCCACGCGCGCCGCCATAGCATGTATACTTTGCATCCGATAGAAAAAAATCCCGTTGCGGTTCTGACATTCTTGTTAAATCAATTTCCATTTAACCACCGTGCCAATTCTGGATCATCCGTTTTGATTTCAATCTTCGCCGTTCCGCCGCTTTGCGGGTTCTTCAACAACAACCATTTATCTATTAATGTGCCAAGTGCCGTTGTGATCTGCGCGGGTGTTGCGCCTTTCAGTTTCTCCGGGTCTGCCAATGCATCTAGGCCTAACGCGATTATCTTACACACCTTATCGCGTTCGCCGTCCATGTATGCCATTATGTCGGCGGTGTCCTGGTTTTCTTTTTTTCGTTCTAGACGCGTGCGCAATTCTTCATTCTTCTCGATCACATCCCGCGCGGTTATCCATGGCACGCCGTTCCGTTTCGCCGCCGCATTTATTGATTTTGTCAATACGTAATCAGCAACTATTTTATTCTTTCGTTCTTCCGTCAGCCTAGACGGCATCCCACGTCACCTCCTTGCCGGGTAGATGCACACCTTTAGTTTGCATTTCTTCCAGCGCGCGTCATAGTTATTGCATTCCTTGCATGTCTTTGGCGTTTCAATCCATTTAACACAATTTTTCATAGCGCACAAAAAAGGCACCGCGTTTCTGCGATGCCATGAGATTTCATATTTTATCCATTTACATTATACCATAAAATTACGGATAAAACCGAACATATTTTCTATTTTTCAAGCGCTTCGGCAATTAACCGATTTATAAACCCGTTTACGCTTTCGCCGTTCTTTTCTGCGTATTCCTTGATTGTGTCTTTCTGTCCCTTCGGCATTCTGATTAACAGCCTATCCATTTTTGCATCATATGCATCGGCATATTTTTTATTGTATTCATATTTTGTTTTCATGATCTATCCCCCTTGCATAGCCATTATATCATATTTAATCCTATGTTTCCATAGAAAAATTCAATTAACTTTTTTCGGTATTTCTATTGACTTTAATATGATATCATAGTATAATAAAACCATAGAAAAAATCAAACAACTAGCACAAACCGAAAGGAGATAAATACCATGACGAACATTGAGGAGAAAACAACAATGAAGAATATCACGCTGACCACTAACCCCATCATTGGCAATGGCGATTTCCGTATTATGGACGAAGAAGGACGCGAAACAATCTATATTATCCCTGACGGCGAATACTACGAAGCGACCGCAGAGGACGATGAAGGGAACGAATATACGGTTGTTTGGAAAATAACCGATGAATTTACGGAAGCATTCGAATCGGCGAGAGAAGCTGCAGCCGAAGGTGATTTCAGCTTGCAATATGATTTGGATGAATCCGATGCTTGCGACTGGAACAATCCGCGCATTATTGTCGACAGCGAAATTAAGGACGTTACAGGAATTGTTAAATTGGGTTGACATAGCAACGCCGAGCCGGGCGGCAAATCCCGGCAGAAAGGTATTCTATGGCGCGGCGATCTGTAATTCGTATATGTACATCCTGCAGCGCAGAGTTCACAGGCAACGCAAGGCAATTCCAATGTGATGCGTGTTCCACAGCAGGCAAGAAAAACAGTTCCATTCGAATGCGCACATGTCAGGACTGCGGCATTGAATTCCAGGGTGGCCCACGTGCGAAGCGATGCCCCGCGTGCAGGATAAAGGCCGAAAGAGAACGCGCTGCGAGGTATAGAAAAAACGGATACGCGCGGAAGCTTGGCAGCACTGACACATGCGAACGCTGCGGGCGCGAATACACCGTAAGCAACGGCAGGCAACGATATTGCCCTGATTGCAGTCATGACGCTGTTATGGCGGTTGACCGCAGTCAGGGCGCTGCGTACTATACCGCAAACCGCGATAAAATAGCGGAAATCAGATCAGGGAAGCGCATATCATTGAAACGGTGCGTGATATGTGGAGGCCTGTGTCCGCCCGGAACCAATGCGGTAACATGCGGAAAGCCGGAATGCGTTTCCGCGTTGCGAAAAAGCTATTACAAAAACATCCCACCCAACCACTGA